CCAACTAGTGATACTGAATTCAATAAAGATAATTCATTACTAATAGGTAATGAATCAACTAATCAATAAGTAAGGAGTTCTCCTATGAGTGAGACTAAAAAAGTAAAATTAATATCACGAGTTAATTATCCAGTGGTTATTAAGTATAAAGGTGAGGATATGGTGGTAGCTCCTAATGAGACTATTAAAAAAGTTGATAAAGCAAAATTAGGAAGTGTTCCTAATACTATTGCTGTAGTTAACATGTAAATATACCTAATTAATAAATAGAAAATTAAACAATGAAAGGATTATCATGTCAGCTGCTGAAGTAATCATGAGAGAAAATGATTTAACTACTAGAGTTCCCTCATTTCCTGGAGTTTTCATAGCTGTTGCTATTAAAGCTAAAAAAGGAGATACTACTAAATTTACTCTAGTAACTAAAGAGTCACAACTATTGACTCGTTATACTGCTAATGGTAAAATTGAAGTAGGTTCTGATATAGCATTCTATTCAGCATTAACTGCATTACAGAAAACCGATAAAGTATGGGTTAGACGTGTTGCAAATGATGCTATGTATGGTGGTTATAAATATCATATGAATGGTACTACTACACAATTAAATCAATTAACAGAAGAAAAACAAAGATTAAATTTTTCAACATCTAATCTAATCGAAGGAACAAATACTATATCTATTTCTAATATAGTAGATGAGAATAATATACCAATGGATCCTACTGATCTAATAGGTAGAGATATTGTAATAGAAGGAGTAGGTACTTATCAAGTAATTGATTTAGTGGATGGTATTGCTGAATTGAGTTCATCAATAGTAGCTCCTACTCAATTACCTTCAATTGCACAAGTAGTAATTTCTGCATCACCTGATTATGTTACTCTAGATGTAACTGATATAGTTGCTGATAGTGACTTAGTAACTATAGCTAATTTATCAAATTCAGGAACTGCTGATTCTTTAGTAGGTAAAGTTATTCATTTATCGACTTTAGGTGATTTTACAATTAATTCAGTATCAGGTGATGTAGCTACATTGAATACTCCTATTACTGGAACCGATTTACCATTATCGGATTCAGGTTATACTGGTTATCCTGAATCTACAGTGAATCTTTCAGGTATTGCTGATGGATCTGATAAAGTTATAGTTGATACTATTTTAGTAGGTGATGTTAATGACAGTTTATTAAATAGAACTATCACTATTGATTCAGTACTTTATACTATTGACTTAGTTACTGGTAATGAATTAACATTAGATGCAAAAGTAAACAATAATTCATTAGTAGATACTGCTGATGGTTATGCTCCTTATGTTCCATTGACTGCTGATAGTGTAGTTGACCCTTCTGCTATTCCTATGGATGAATCAGATGCATTCATTATTCATGGTTCAAGTGAAGGTGAATGGTTTAAGAATATTAGATGTAAATTTACATCTTATGATTCAGAACCTGATAGAGTTAAAGAACCTGGAGCTATGATCTTAGAAGTATTTACTAGTGATAATTTAGTAGTTCCTAAAGAAGTTCATTTAGTATCTAGAGTTCCTGGTACTAAAGATGGTTATGGTAATAATATTTATATTGAGGATAAACTACAAAGTTCTAATTATGTTAGAGCAATTAATGGTTATGCAGTTGATTTTAATATATTACCTAATTCTAGCGTTGATTTCTGTTATGCAGTAAATGGTGACGATGGGGATCCGATCACTGATTCTAATATGGTAAAAGCTGTTGAGTCATTATATAATACTAATGGTTATCCAGTTACTCTATTATTGGATGGAGGTCATGCAACTCCAGGTTATGCTAAAGAATTAATAAAGATATCTGAAGCTAGACAAGATTGTGTTGCTTTATTATCATGTCCTATGTCAGCTGAATCTACAGTTGATTATGCGACTGCTATAGTTGATTATCGTAAAAATATTCTTAATGCTAATACATCTTACGCTGCATTATACTCATCTTACCAACAAGTAGTAGATAAATATAATAATAGATCTATTTTTATTGCTCCTGATGGATTCGCTGCATCAGCAATATCTTATTCTGCATCTAATTACCGTATTTGGTATCCACCAGCTGGATTCAAACGTGGATCATTGAATGTTGTTGATTCTAAAATTAGATTTACAAAAGGTGAAATGGATTATCTTTATGATAATGGAATAAATCCTATTCGTTTTTATCCTGGTAAGGGTATTAATATATGGGGTCAGAAAACATTATTGTCACGTCCTTCATCATTAGATAGATTGAATGTTAGATTACTACTTATAGTAATAAAACCAGCTATTGCAGAAGCATTAGAATCTTTCTTATTTGAAATAAATGATCCATCGACTAGAGCTCTAGTTACATTTATGATTAAATCATATATGGAATCAGTTAAATCTAATAAAGGTGTTTATGACTTTAAAGTTATATGTGATGACTCAAACAACTCAGGAGATGATATTGACAATCATATTATGAATGTTGATTTATTCATCAAACCTACTCAATCTACTGAGTATATTCCATTTACAACTATTATCACTAGAACTGGTATGGATTTCAAATTAGCTCAAGAAGCTAATTAATAAGGAGGATAAATATTATGGCAAGACCAACAATCGATCAGATTCGTTCATTAGATGACTTCGCAGTTACTAATACGTGGGATATTTCATTTGTATTTCCTTCGGCTCTAACTAATATTACTAGTGATGATTTGAATTATAGATGTACTACGACTGAAGTACCTAAAAGAACTGGTACTTCATTAGAAGTTAATGTAAGAGGTCACAAGGTAAAACAACCTGGTGATTATGAGTACACAGGTACTTTATCAATTGAATTCTTTGATACAGCTGATGCTAAATTATTAGAATTCTTTAGACAATGGAGAGAATTAGCTTCAGAAACTAAGACTAATCGTCAAGCTAAAAGAGCTGATGTTTCTGGAGGTATAATCTTAAATAGATTAAATCGTCAGAATGAACCTTATTGGAGATATGAAATAACTGGTGTATTTATGGAGGATTACGATCCAGGTACAATGACAGATACTGGTGATATTATGAATGTATCACTAACTGTTAGTTATGATTATTTTGAGGACTCTGT